CAAAAAATTAACCATTTTGACACCCCCCCCCTGTCAACTGTTGACACCCCATATAACTATACAAATGAACCATTAAAAGAAAAAAATATAATAAAAAAAGCAAAGAGGGAGATTGTGGTCGCAGACTCTGCTAAACCGAACAACCCACCTCGTGGTAACAACCCATGCGTAATGACCACCGACTACAAACATCCAGCGCGATGGGTAACTTGGGCAATGATAGTACATCATCTCTCAGAAAAATATGTTTTAGAGCATATCCAAGAGTTTAAAAACAAACATGCCGTTCTGACCAGCTTCAGATCTGCAGGTTGGGAATCGTTATGGAGGACTTATCTTGTTGAGGTCTTGGATAAGAAAAAGAAATTTGAGGAATCTTGTAAAATCCATGTCTGTTCATGCGGAAAGCATAAAGCCAAGGGCATAACTCCAGACGGCAGAGCAAAGGATTTAGGATGGTTAGTTTACGAACAAAACAAATACATCGTAGCAAGCGAGCAGCAATGGCTAGAAAGCTATGAGCAAGCTCACGGCAAGCTCTACGCTGACGACGACCCACGTCTTTACAAAAATAAATGGGGGAGGAAATAATGACGCATATTCTCAATAGGAATGCCTTTGGTAACGCTGGTAATACTTTCAGAAAAAATTATTGTAAACTTTTAACTCAAGAACGCGGAGCACCAATAGATATAAGGTCTTATCAAGGTTTTGATGGTTTTTATCTGACGGTGACAAGAGATATAGGCCGCGGAGTATTGAATCCCACCGCTATGTATTTTTTTGGTCATAAGGAGAAAAAAGAATTATGCCTTTTGATACGTTACCTTATGTACATCCAATATCTTCAGAGATCTAAGAAAGGAAATAAATGCAAGGGTTTATGGACACTCTTGCGTTCTTATAAAAAGAAATGGAGGAGGAAATAATGGTAGAATTAACGATTCACTACGAAGAATGGAGCATCACTGTTGAAGAGTTTTTTCATGACTATCGAACCAAAGTCACTTATCGAACTGGTAGTGCAGATAATTTTAGTTTGTTAAGGCGGGAATTACAACGCATATACCCGGTACACTGCTTCAAAATATTGCCTAGAACTAACTATTCTTACATAAATGATAATACTCACTTTCTGGGGTTTAACCCGAGTATTTACGATTCTATTGCCGAAACAAACCTTATTGATCGGTTTATATTAAAACTCAAAAAATTATTTAAAAGTGGGGAATAAATGGATCAGTTTAAAATCTCAGAAGCCACTATTTGTAAGCATTTTGGTGCGTGTCTTAAAGTGGCACACCAGTATCATGTCCTACCCGATTCTTTTGTATACGCACACGTTGATAACGGCCAAAGATCAGGTGATCAACTTGGTCGTATTATAACTGGAAAGAAAGCTAAGGCCATGGGCGTTAACAAAGGATTTCCCGATTATGTATTTTCTTGGGGTTGGGAAGATGGCCGTAATGATCACGGCTTTATAGAATTTAAAACTACTCGAGGCAATCTATCAGCTGAACAAATTCAGTTCAGAGCATCATGCGAAAGGGTGGGTATTAAATATGGATTAGCGCGCTCAGTCAAAGATGGTGTCCAGTTCCTACAGAAGTGGGGCGTCATTAAACCAACATTTCATGTTTTTTAGAAGGATGACCAAAATGTCAATAAAAAAAAGACAAAATAAAATCTTAACACTATTTGCAAAAAAAGTAGCTAGCGATGGTAGTAAACCAAGGATATGGTTAGTTGGAAATTGTATATCGATTGGCTCCGATGATACAAATATATTTAGCGTATCTCTGGATGAAGGAAATGGCGAAATAATTTTTACTATAAGGAATGAACTAACCAATCCAGCATGGAAAAAATGCTATTCCTATCAAGAGTTTAAGAACGAATTTAAAGAATGGAATTTAAGGAGAAAGCAATGCAAATAAGTATTTTCAAAAGATTTAGACGGCATCCAGTCTTTGTGCTGAAGTGTCAAGAGAACCCACATCACGATTTTATTATGGGAGGCGAAGACAAGTATATTTGCGTCGAATGCCTTGCCAAGAAGTGTGGTGCTAAAGTTATACGAACCTACAAATAGCCTATTTAATTATTTTCAATCAACGAAAGGATAAAAAATGCAAAACGAACTCAAAATAGAACAAATCCCCCACGGCAAACGATTATACACAGACACAATGGCTATTGATGTTTTAAAAGATACTGTTGAAGTTAATGATATATGTGGGTCTTGGGCAGTCTTTAATCGCGAAGAATTCGATAAGGCGGTCTTGGCATATATGGTCATGTTTATGGGAACTGGCTCATTCCAACCAGTTGAGGAAGAGTTTGAAGAGAAAGGCGAAGAAAGACCGAAATTACGGTTGGTTAAGTAATGCCAAAGCAGATCTTCTACGTACTCATTCTGCAAGCGGCAATCTCCGCCTATTTCTATCCGGCCAAGGCAAGCGCAGCGATTGCGATCATTGTCTTGGCCTTCATTTTTATTTTAAAGGACGATAAATGACTGAAAAAAAAGATAATGTTAGATCTGTATGGCCAATTGAATATCTTTTTAATTGCGGAAAAATCAGCTCAGATTTACGAGACGCAGCTGAGAGATTTAGAAATCATTATGAAAAGTCTATATATCCTGCAATGTATGCCAAAGCATACCAATATGGCTTAGTAGTCGATGGTGGTAAAACTACGGATCCATTAGACAGCACATCTAGGTCTTTTTATACCGGTTTATTTAATAAAGCTAAGAATATGCTTAACCAAGAACAGGCCAGTGTTGTTAATCAAGTGGTTATAGAATATTACACGATTACTGATATTGCTGGTTTGGCAGGAGTAAAGAACTCCAGAATAAAAGCACGCCTGATTAAGACTTTGCGTGATGGCCTACAAGTCTTGGCTGATCATTATATGGGGAAAGCTATTCCGGACAAAAAGGAACCAAAAAAGTTGCAGGTGTTGTGAAAACAAACGGTATGCTGCACCAACGCTGTGTAACAAGTAGTCTAAGACAGCATACCAAATGCATTATAACAAAGTTGTGCATCTCTAACAAATCCTAAATTAACCATACAACTTAAGCTATATAGAACAGTATGTTACGATAAACCTAAAATTTCAATTTGACACCTGCACACGCATTCTGTATGTTTAGTTTAAAGTTGGAAAACTACGTAATTTATTGACTCTGATTTCTTATCTTAATATTCCTTCTTTCAGATAGCGTAAGCACAATTTCTAGGGGCGGATGCATAGCCGCCCCATCCCTCAACATAAATAATGAAACAATATGACAGAACAAAACGTGACGACCCCTCGCGGCAGATTCGATGGGCGACCACTATTATTCGAGTGCCCAATTAAACTTAAAGAAAAGATAAAAGAATATTTTGTTCAAATGGATGCACAAAATAGACGCTATACTTTGGCAGGATTAGCCGTTCACCTTGATTGCTCTAGGGCTACTTTACACAATTATAGAGTCGGTATGGGTAAAGACTTTTTTGACGCGATACAGTATGGTAAGGATAAAATCGAGGCTCAGCTTGAAGAATCAGTGGTTAATAAAGAGACTTATTGCAAAGGTCAAGAGTTCGCTCTTCGTAACAATTGTGGTTGGCATGAGTCTAGAGACATTAATCTAGGTGGACAAGAAGAGAATCCGTTAAAAGGTGGGATTGAAATTACATTTGTTAACCCATGACAATAAAAGTTGATATGCCTGCCGCATTTCGTGCACTTTTTAAGCCTGCACGGATAAAGGTATATTATGGAGGCCGTGGTGCTGCAAAAAGCTGGAACATGGCTAGGGCACTCCTCATAATTGGATTACAGAGGCCACTAAGGGTGCTTTGCACCAGAGAATTTCAGTCTTCAATCACTGATTCAGTACATAGGTTGTTGGCTGATCAGGTTTATGAATTAGGTTTAAATGACTTTTACGACGTCCAAAGAGCGGCTATATATGGTCGCAATTCTACATCAATCATATTCAAAGGGCTAGCTCGTAACGTACAGGAGATAAAATCTACAGAAGGTATCGATATTTGTTGGATTGAAGAGGCGCAAACCGTAAGTGACTATTCATACGAAATCCTACTTCCAACCATACGTAAACCGGGATCTGAGATATGGGTAAGCCTTAATCCAAGGTTCGAGAGTGATGCTACTTACAAGAGGTTTATAGAATCTCCGCGTGAAGACAGTATAGTAATGAAGGTCTCCTGGCGAGATAACCCTTACTTTCCAGAAGTTCTTAACCAAGAACGGTTGGAGTTGCTAAAGAAAGATCCAGTCGCCTACAAACATGTGTGGGAAGGTGAGTTTGACACCAGGTATAGTGGTAAGGTTTATGCTGAATTTATTGCGAAACTGCATATAGCAGGCAGAATAACGCATGTCCCTGAGGAAAAGAATAGTAAGGTATATACGGCTTGGGACTTAGGATATGGTGACGCCACTTCAATTTGGTGGTTTCAGGTTATTCATGATGAGATCCGCATTATTGACTTTTACCAGAACAGGCAACAGCCACTAGAACATTACTTCAATTTGGTACAGCAAAGATACAGTAATTATGGTGGCCATTATATGCCACATGACTGTGTTAACAAATTGCTCGCTGCTGGTGGCAGAAGTATATATGAACAAGGTATAGCTGCCGGCCTCCACAATATACAACCTCGACCTGCAATGGAGCAACGCACTCAAATAGCAGTGGCTAGAGCAACATTAGATAGATGTTGGTTCGATGCTGAGAAATGTAAAGAAGGCTTAGATTCTCTAAAAGCTTATCATTTCGAGTGGGATGAAGATAGGAAAGTATACGATGACAAACCATTGCATGACTGGTCATCTCATGCAGCTGATGCTTTTGAAGTATTATCTCAGAGTTGGCGAGAACAACCAGTACCTAGTATAAATAGTGGTAATAGCCCGAATATGCCTACTTTTAATCA